ATTCCTCCTGTAGGCTGACCTGCAAGTCGAGCTACATTCTCAGGAGTAATTCTTTCTGAAGCAAACAATGATGGGGTTTCTCCCCTAGAAGCTCCAAGTATTTCATTAAGACCTTTTTCAAGTTTTGCTGAAGTATTACCGCTCGTTTGATTAATAACCATTTGATCAATTTCATTACCTCGTAGTAATGGTTGTTGGGTTATTGATCCACTCGGTGTAATAGGAGCAAATGATCTAGACTGCACACCTTGAAGTCTGCTCAAGTTTTCAGGATCAATACCTGCTCCTTGAGTGAAAGGACCTGATTGATACTCTGGGAAAAACCCTACGTCACTTAAACTTCTACTGCCAAAAATACCCTGACTAAATGGATTGGCTGATCCTGAAGAAAACAGATTGCCAGCGGATCTAATGGGTTGAGTAAGACCACTTTGTAATCCTGTTCCAAAGTTGTCTAAAAAGTTTCCTGAAGTTGCTGTGAAACCACTTTGAAGACCTCTACCAATAGCTCCGATACCATAACTAAGAGCCATGGATTTGAAAGCATCAGCCGCAGATCCGCCTGTTAATTTAGTTGCTAGACCTGAAGCTAATATACCTCCAATGCCCGGTGCAATCGCATTACCTATAATAGGAGCCGCTACTGGTAAAACTTTCTTGGCAACCTTCTTAACAGCTTTAAATACTTTCTTGAAGAAGAACTCAGGCTGTCCTGTTACAGGATTGATAGAGTTAAGCTCGTTACCAACAACGTAACGATTAGGATCTTCAATACCCATCATCGTCATTTGTCTAAATAGATTTGCCTTTAACTCTGGGTTAGCCTCTAAAATCTCCATGGGAACAACGGTCTCACCCTCTTTGGCATGCACCATGTAGTTGTCACCGTAACGACCAAGAGTAGCTAAACCAGTAGCCAACGACTTTGCTGTAGGTTCACCAGAATACTTAGGGGAAGTGTTTGTTATCATCAAGAAAGCTCCAAAACGCTGGCGAAGGCATTAATCTTCGAGGCTGTATCGCAGTTTAATTTCAGCGTATCACCAGATTCCAAAACGAAAGGCCCGGTGAGAGACGTATCGGCAAGAGTTGCTATACTGGCTTTCTTTAGTATAACAGTAGATGATGCGGAACTATCTGTAATCTTAGGAAATACTACCACAGTTCCAGAATGACTATTATAAAGATTTAAATTCTTAATAATAGCTTCTGTTGCAGTAGGGCAAGTATAAATTGTGACATCCCCTGTCGATCCAACTACTGTTGCTACGTTTTTATATGCAGAAGCCATCAGCCCAAAAACCAGTTCTTTCCGTTATCATCATCTTCACCGCTAACAACAGCGGGAAAGTCCATCTTTGTTAAAGCCATTTCAAGATCACGCAATATTCTTACAAAAGTATCTGCATCATATTGATCAGGAGCTATCGGCATACTGTGATCAAGTAATTTAACCATTATTGCCTTCCATCAGGACGTATATCAAGGCGAAGATCACCTAATGTCCACGTTATATCTGCTGTAGAACTTTCAATCCTCAAAGCAGCCTGTCTTGATCGACTTCTAAGAAAAGACTGTTGAGTGCTTGAAGTAACTGCATTTGTAGAATTAGTAGCCAAGCTATCTCCCGGAAAGTTGCGGGTCTTTAATATATAATTTACAGAAGCATCAGAACTGCCACTAGTAATGTCAATGTCTGGTATCAAACGACTTACAAACATAAACTGTTGTCCATCTCCAAGATCAAAGTCAGCAGATTCAATAAACGAAGTCATGGCAGAACCATCGTCATTGTTTCCTGTCTCATGAATGTAAACGAAGTTTGTAGAGTTAGCAATTCCACAAGCTCTTGGATTGTCGTGAATACCGTAATCTACCCAAGCTGTTCTTGATAGAGTTCCTAGATCCCAGGTGTTTTCCGTAAAGTTAAACTTAACATAACGATCTATTTCTGTGGAATCTGCTGTAGGATAGAACCAGAACACCTCATCAAACATTTTATTGGAAGCTGCAAAGCATTTAAAACTTTGTTCTAAATTAATGTCGTCAAACACATACCTAAGAAGAGTGCAGGGTATAACCTGAACACGACCTGTGTAGACATAAAAGTTCTCACGATCCATCCAGAAGACCTTGTCTCCAACAGTTGTTACTGCATTTGGACCGATAATTGACACATTGTTAGCCAGCATACTAAATCCAAACGTAAAGGGAGGACCTGTAAACCTCATGGCGTGGAGAGCTGTATCCGTCCAGATAAGCATCTCTTGGCGGGTTTTCTGTGCGGATATAATCTCTGATCCAGAGGATATGCGTTGAGAACCAGCCGTGTTTGTAGCAGTAGGTGTCCAATCAACATGGTTTTCTTGATCAGACCAACGAACCATTAACAAGTCTTGAGCAGTCTCACCTAACGGATTACAGCCAAAACAGACAACATGCCGATCTGAACCTGACACCATTATTCTACGGGTTATTGTAGGAGCACCAGATGCCCCTGTTTGAGAGGCAAGATCCGTGGCCCGTGAACCAAGACCAAGTGTCTTATCCCAATAATACGGAGTTCCATCAAAAACATTAAAAAGTAAATCTTCGCCCCAGTTGTCCTGACTAAACAAACGGATGTTTGATCCTATGTTTGCTGCGGTGCTAGACGATTCTCCCCATCCGACAAAGTCATTTGCCTCTTTAACAACTACTCCGTCACTATGAGATGCGGCAGTCGTCCCACGAACCCCTCGAACAACACCAGCATCTATTGTATTAGAAGATTTTCCTGTGTACTGAATTAGTTCACTACCTATCAGTATTAATCCAACAAACGTAACCGAATCACCACTTGAGGAAGTAGCCGCTGTTGTTCCATCGTCACCTCTTGTTAAGTCGCCAAATACATTACCTACATTAGTTCCGTAACGTATTTTTTCACTACCTATCAGAATAGTGCCTTTGGCTGGAAATCCGCTAGAATCAGCAACAGTAATAGAAGAACTAATAGCAGTTAAATCTGCACTTGTTGTTGTAGAGGCTGTTTCAAAACTAGCTGCACTTGTTAAGGTAAACGAGGTTACGCTGTCGTTTATTCCACCGCTATCGTTAAGAGTAGTTTGAGAATAACCAGTTGTTAAACCACTCCAAAGACCAGCACCCCACCCCGTTCCACTTACAACTGTGTTAAGACCTGTGTTGATTTGATAGTTAGCAATAATTGCAGAACCACCACCAGCAGTGTCTCCAGAGGAAGCCGTGCCTGTAGTTGTAATTTGATAACTGTTAGAGTCAACAACGGTTATTTCGTGTTCAATATTTAACTGAGCTGTGGTTATACCATCCGTTGCCGTTGCACCACTAAACGTAACGTAATCGCCTGTTACCGCACCATGTGCTGGTGCAGTTACAGTAATAACTGTAGCACCAGAAACAACAGAACCTGTTTTTAAAGGATTAGATCCAAGAGTAACAGTAGATCTTATAGGTGTGATGTCGTTATATCCGCCACCCTCTTCTATGTAAAATTTAGACTCCGTGCCAAGACCCATAAACTTAGAGCCGTCTAAAGCAGCCCAAACATGTAAAGATCTTCCTGTTCCCTCTATAGTATTGCTGCTTAGACGAGACCAACCACCCATCTTTTCAGGACGACCTTTGCGAAAACGAATTAAGTCTGAGTTAAACCAGCCGTTTTCATCTCCGTAAGATGTAGTCTCACGATTAACACCAGGTCGAAACTGTATCTTAGATAAAGGCATTTAGTCTTCCCTTATTATATCTTCCAAAGCATACCTGCCATCAAAAGGATAAGAGAACCAGCACCTGTAATCATCACTAGCTCAAGGCGTTTTATCCGCTCAATAGTTTCTTTCCATCGTTCAGCGCAAACAGCTTCGTGTGTTTTTAATTTAGACTCTATGTCTTTTACTTTTGCCATTTTTTATTCCTACAGCTTTGCTTTCTCAGCATCTATTAAGTCACGATTTGACTGTAACCACGTTTTACCCTCATCCGTAAGAACAGCTTCAGCTAATTTAGTTGGCGTTTCTAAAGCCTCAAGTCTATCTATTTCTATTTGTGCTTTCTCAGCAGTAGTAAGATCAACGGCTGTATACGTTAGTGTTACCGTCTGCTTATCACCATCAATAGTTGTAGTAGTTGGCCCACGTTTTTTAGAAGATGTAACCTCTTCTGTTACCTCAATAGCTTTAACAAGTACATATTTGCCTAAATCTAAAGGTCGTTTATCTCCAGTAAAAACTACATCTCCATCTGTTTGCTCTGGCAGTTGTATTCGGGTGACTGTGCCACCTAAACTTGTTGCAGAGCTATCAGCTTTTTTAAATAAATAATCCATAATATTTTCCTATGCTGGGGTGAATGACGCTACAGACATAGCAGCGAGACTCATTGCGCCACTAAAACTTATCGAAACAGTTAATCCAGTTTGAGCTGCTGCGTATGCATCTGACGCTCCTGTTTGTGTAAAGTTATCCTGTATCGTTTCATCATAATTTTCTGACGGACCAGTCCATGTAGCAGTCCTAGCCGCACCACTACCATTTCCAGAAAATGCAGCTATTAAATAACCTCCCGCAGGAATGTCTATAGTTTGCGAAGGTGTCGTATCAGAGTCTGTAGCAGTGTCACTAGCGGAAGCAGATGCTCCATACATAGCCCAAGCAGCATACCCACATCGATCTTTAGTTCCAGACCATGTTATAACAATATCACCTGTTGTGCCTGACGGTACGGATGCAATCCATAATTCAGATCTGGTGTGATCAGATCCTGATGCTCGAACAACTAAAGAGGCACTAACTCCACCAACAGTTAAAGAACTAACATCTGCCGCACTCGCAGTGCCAGTTGCAGCCGCAACAACAATATGACGATTTGTTGCAGCAGTTCCCAAGGCAACACCACTAAATGTATATGCTGCCAAATCAGCAGTGCTTACTCCGCTAGAAGCAAAGCTACCAGTGACCACAGGTTTGTGATAGGGCGTATAAATAGGTATCAGGCTCATTGTAAAGCGACTACATTAAGATGTTTAAACGAACCAATTACTGTGCTGAATAAAAAGAAGTCATCCCCATTTGTTGTCGTTAGACTATCGCCTGTCACAATTGTATACCCACTGGTGGTTAAACTCCCTGCCGAAGCGTTGTTCGTATATTGTACTACAATGCAAGATAGTTCTGACTGGGGTGCGAGAGTGTGTGCGCCGCCATTAATTCCAGACTGCATATTGCCATTTACAGCCGACAATGTTTCTGTGCCACTAGAATTTGTTCCAAGGTCATAAACAGTTTGTTGAAAAGCACCAAAGCCTGTGCCTAGCCTAATACCACCTGTTCCTGCCGCATTAAGGGTAAGGTTAGTATCGGCTGTAATGCTTGTAACTGTATCAGTTTTAAGTACAGACATTTTTTAATCCTTTATTCTGGTGGAGTGGGCCAAGTGATATTGTCTACGTCTGACTGCCCACCAACATCTCTGAGGTCATTTCTATACTTTTTCCAAGCATCTGAAATGTCTGGGCTGTCGGGCATAGCCATCCAATCTGTAGCGGCTAATTTTATATCTCGCTCATTCCTAACACTAGCCCATTTTGCTGCTAACTCGTCAGCAGCAAGTTGATCTGTATCTTTTGTTGGCGTATCACCACTTACATCCCAGTAATCTATACTATCATCTAAGTCTTCAACAACTTTACCACCAAACGAAGCAACGTGTGCATCAGCTTCATCTTTAGTGTCAAAGTCTTGATACTTAGTTATTTTCCCACCAACGTGAGAAACTACCGCTGTATATTTTTTCATTCTAATATCCTCACTCTGGTGACGTAGGCCATGTTAGGGTTTGTTGAACTGTTGTGTCGTTTAAAGTTGAAGGATAGTCCCGTAGCAAAGTTCGATATGCAACCCACTCAGCTTTTTTACTGTCACTCAAAGCTGTATCAGTAGCTACTGTCCAATCGCAAGCGGCTAGTTTTGCGTCACGCAACATACGCACATAGATCCAACTGTCTGCAACAGATATTGAAAACTTAACGACTTCTCCATCAACATAAGTATCTTCTGGCGTTGTATCGTTTGGAACATCTACCCACGACAAGTCTGCTGATACTGGAAAGATGTTATCTTCGTCCTCAACTTGACAAATTCTTGTCCCTTGAATTAATCCCTTTTTAGCCATTACTTAAACTCCTGAACAAAGACGTAACCTGCACCGCCAGCACCGCCATCACCTGCTTGACCACCAGCACCGTAAGCACCACCTGCTCCACCGCCACCATTTACTCCGTCAGCAGCATCAGTTCCAGAAGCCTTCACGCCTACGCTACCGCCCTGACCACCGCCAGAACTTGACCAATCACCTGCAACGCCTGACCCACCTTCAGAGGGAGTGCCTCTTAGGTTTAAATCTCCGTTAGCTCCAAGTCCTCCTAATGCACCACCTCGCAATTCTGCTCCTGAAACTCGTCCACCTGCTCCTCCAGTAGCACTACAAAAACTACCAAAGCTAGATGTACCGCCTGTCCCTCCAGCGGTGAAGCTACCGCCACCTGCATCTGAGCCAGTTCCTTTTGAACCTCCAGCACCAATAGTTACTGTGGCTGAACTGGTACTACTAACATCAATAAATTCCATTGAAAAACCACCTTCTGCACCACCAGCACCCGTATGGTTGTCGGTGTAACCGCCACCGCCACCGCCGCCACCGCCTTTTACGGTGACGAGTACTTTGGTAATACCAGATGGGCGTGACCATGTTCCTGACGATGTAAATACTTGAACAGAGTCCATGCCTCCACCACCAGCATCCGTAAACGATAGAACCCCACTGCCGTTAGTTTTAATAACTTGATCAGCAGACCCATCAGTCGCTGGGTAAGTTAACCCATCTATTGTAACTACACCGCTACCCTCTGGAGCTAATGCTAGGTTTCCGCTCAGTGCAGTGACTGCATTTGTTACTACTGATGACATTTAAATCTCCTACATATACATAATGTTGATTGTGCCAGCGTCAAAACTTTCAGAACCACCCTTAGTCGTAATACGAACCTGTGTTAATTCTGCTGATAAATCTTTAGAACCCGCACCCCACGAATGATCGAA